CTCGTGATCTGGTGATGAAGCGGACCCTCAAGTCCGGTAAGTCTCTTCAGTTCATTTACACTGGTCGTATGGACGCTGGTTTCCATACCCCCGGTACTCCCATCCTTGGCTCCGGCGATCCCCCGGTGGCTGAGAAGACCATTGTGGTGGACGACCTGCTGGTCTCCAGCGCATTCGTCTATGATCTCGATGAGACCCTGGCTCACTATGAGCTGCGTGGCGAGATCAGCCGTAAGATCGGTTATGCTCTGGCTGAGCACTATGACCGCCGTATCTTCCGTGCTATTGTCCGTGGTGCTCGCGCTGCCCACCCTGTGTCTGCTACCGGTAAGGTTGAGCCTGGCGGTACTCAGATTCAAATTGGTACTGGCGCTGGTACTACTGCTGATGCTCTTGACTCTGACAAGATCGTGGCTGCTTTCTTTGAAGCCGCTGCTGTTCTGGATGAGAAGGGTGTGTCTCAAGACGGACGTGTGGCTGTTCTTAGCCCCCGTCAGTACTACTCCCTGGTCGAGAACGTTGCTTCCAACGCTCTGATCAACCGCGACGAGCAAGGCACTGGTCTGCAGTCCGGTCAAGGTATCATGTCGATTGCTGGTATTAAGATCTACCGCTCCATGAACCTGCCTTTCCTTGGCAAGTATGGTACTGCCTCTACCATCGACAATGCTGGCTCCTTCGTGGGTGCTGACGTTGAGGCTACCGTCACTGGCGAGAACAACCCCTATGGTTCTGCCACTGACTTCGACACCTCCTGCGGTCTGATCTTCCAACGTGAAGCTGCTGGTGTTGTTGAGACCATCGGACCTCAGGTCCAGGTCACCTCGGGCGATGTGTCCGTGATCTACCAGGGCGATGTGATCCTGGGACGCCTCAGCATGGGTACTGATTACCTGAACCCTGCTGCTTGTGTCGAACTGCACGCTACCAGCACTGCTGGTTCTGCATTCTGATTTTTTGTTCCTATACTGGGGGTCCTTCGGGACCCTCTTTTTTTATGGCAACCCCTTCTTACGCAACGTCCACCGAACTGGATGCTGTAAACTCTATTCTAATGAGTGTCGGAGAAACTCCGGTCAATACACTTGATGTGCAAAGTCCTGAAGTCGCTATTGCTCAGAGCACCCTCCGGCAGGTTTGCCGAGAAGTCCAAGCAGAAGGCTGGGGCTATAATACTGAGTATGAGTTCCCCTTTGTTTTAAATTCTGATAAAGAGATTGTTGTTCCTCCTACAGCTTTGAGGTTAGACATCAATCGTTATAAACACGGTGATGCTTATGACGTCACCCGACGTGATGGTAAGCTGTATGATCGCTATTCCCACAGTTTTAAGTTCACTGGCATTGACACTTTATATGTTGATGTAGTATGGTTCTTTGAGTTTGAGGACATCCCTCAAGCATTCCGTGATTACATCACCGCTAAGGCTGCTAGAATCGCCTCTGGGCGTATGGTAAATGATGAGACTAGCATTAAGATCCTTCAGGCTGAAGAAAGCGTTCTGAGGGCTGTAGCTATTGAGTTTGATACCAGCCAAGCTGATTACAATGTGTTCAATGCAAGTGATCTTAGGAACCCTTACACTAGCTACAAACCCTTCCAAGCCCTGAGTCGATAATGGCAGCAGTCAATCAACGTATCCCTAACTTCCTGGGAGGTATCTCACAACAACCAGATTTTATTAAGTTTCCAGGTCAAGTCAGGACGTGTGACAATGCCTATCCTGACGTTACGTTTGGATTATCTAAACGTGCTCCTGGTGAGTTTGTCAGTGTTCTTTCTAATGCAACCGCTGATGGTAAGTGGTTTGAGATTCTTCGTGATAATGATGAGAAGTATCTTGTTCAGATCCAATCTTCTGGTATTCGTGTATGGGATCTAGCAACAGGAACTGAGCAGACTGTTAATTTTGGATCTACCACTTCTAATTATAACTACCTAACTGATGGATCCCCTTCTCGTTATGGTATTCAAAGTGTTGGTGACTATACTATAATCACTAATCCAGCTAAGACTGTAGCCACTGCTAGAACCACATCCAATACTTTTGGTAGTAACTATGCTTTTGTTACCGTTGATGCTATTGCTTATAATACTGAGTATGTTATTGGGATTAACACCTCTAGCATAACTTCAAGTACTAAACGTATTGTCAAGTCTCTTAGCATAAGCCCTGATAACTTTGATGACGGTGCTCCAGAAGTACAGTATGCCGGTAAGGCAGAGTTTTTTAACTCTAGCTGGGGTGGAGTCAAGTATGCAGTAGCTGTTAATGGTTTTACTTATGTAAGTGGTTATCAAAATAACCCTGATACAAATGCTGAATACGATACGCGCTACAGTGTTGAAGTAGTGTTACAAGATGGGGGATTAGATGCTCCTGCTACTGGTACACAGACAATCAGCATTGCTGGTAGAAACTACACAGTTAGTATCAATGATACCCTGGAGTATCAATCATATGCAGATGCTAATGCTGCGTTTTACCGCACTCCTAAGAATCCTGATGAAGGGTTAATTAGTGTTAATGCAGTCCTAGGTGGATTGAAAGACTCTTTACTTGCAGTCTATCCTACATTGACTGTTGAGATTATTGGTAATGGGTTGTTTATTCAGTCCAGTTCTAGTCTTAACGTTACTACTCGTGCAGGTACTACAGACACTGCCCTTTCTGTCATCACTTCTACTGCACAGAACATCAGTAAACTTCCTTCTATGTGTAAGGATGGTTACATTTGTAAAGTGTCTAACACGGATCAATCTGAAGCAGATGATTATTATGTGAAGTTTATAGCTGAATCTGGTACATCTGGTTCAGGTGTATGGGAAGAGACTGTTGCTCCTGGTATTGATGCAGGGTTTGATTATGACTCAATGCCTCACGCATTAATCAATAACCGTGATGGTACATTCACTTTCTCCAAACTAGATGATGTCAGCCAAAGTTCTAGCGAAAATTTTTGGAAGGATCGAGCAGTTGGAGATGCAGTAACGAACCCCATGCCAACGTTTGTTGGTCAATCTATCAACGACATCTTCTTCTTTAATAACAGGCTAGGCTTTATTACTAACGAAAACGTGGTTCTTAGTCAGCCTGCTGATTACTTCAACTTTTTTGTTAACTCTGCTATTACTGTTAGTGCTGCAGATCCGATTGATATTGCAGCTTCTGATGTCAAACCTGCTTTCCTAAACCACGCTGTACCTTTCCAAAAAGGTGTGGTATTGTTTAGTGAAAACTCCCAATTCATGCTTTTTAGTGATGCTGTAGAATTTTCTGCTAACACAGCTCAGCTAAGAAAGTTGTCTTCTTATGAATGTAGTCCTACCATTCCTCCTGTAGACATGGGTACATCACTCATGTTTACTACAGACAACACATCTCATACAAAAGCGTTTGAGATGGCTATTGAAGACGAGAGTGCGCCTCCTATCATCTTAGAGCAGACTAGAGTAATTCCTGAGCTGATACCTAACAGCATTGATGATGTTAGTAATTCTGCTCAGAATGGTCTAATCACTTATGGTAAGATAGACGACAGCTCCCTATACTTCTATAAGTATTATAACACAGGTAGAGAGCGAGCACAGTCTGCATGGTTTACCTGGACAATCAATGGTCAGTTCAAGCACAGCTTCTATACTGAAGGAGACTTCTTTACTGTATCACGTCAAGGTACAGAGACTGTACTACTTCGTTATGAGCTGATTCCTGACACTACAGCAGCTCGTAGCTATCAGGTAGGTGTTGGTACGTCTGGGTCTCCATTGGACGTTACAAGACGCTTTGAGGCATCTCTGGATAATATGTTCGTACCTCAAGCAGGTGATAAGTCTGTGACAGATGGTGACAGCACAATCACCCTGCCATATACTATCCAGAATAATGGTGATGATCTAATATTGGTTGTTCTGTCAGGCAGTGAAGCTGGTTATGTAGCCAGCCCTGATAGTGTGTCAGGTACTCAAGCTACCTTCAACAACATTGATGTCACAGGTGTTAATGTTGCTGTAGGTTATAAGTATACTACAGAAGTTCAACTACCTACTTACTACTACTCAGTAGGTCAGAATCAATACGACATTGACGGTGATCTACGGATCAATCGCATGAACTTTGAGCTTGGTATTTCTGGTCCTATTGAGTTTCATCTTGAAGCTCCTCAAACTGATACCTACATTCAGTATGAGACAGGAGTTAGTCCTGACATTACCAGTGCTAACACTACCCCTTCTAGATTCTATAAATCAGTTAAGGTTCCCATTTATAAAAAGAATGAGAAGTACACCTTGACAATTAAGATTCCTGACCCCTTTGTTTCTACTATTGTCTCAGCCAGCTGGGACGGACGCTATGACAACAGACGACATATACGTCGGTAAATTCATTAAACCATGCACCGCTCAACTAGCTTTTGAAGTAGGTGAAAATCTGCGTTGGGAAGATAAGCGAGAGGTAGAAGAGACAACAGGACTGTGTGCTACGGCTGCAGTTCTGGAGTCTTATTACCGCTCTTCTTACTCTGTGTTCTTTCGAGTGCCCAACGGCAAGACTGCCGGTGTGGCAGGCGTAACTCCAGATAATCGTATCTGGATGCTATGTACACAAGCTAGTGAAGAATATCCCCATACATTTGTAAGAGAAGCGAGACGCTGGTTAAAGAGTCTCCCTTATGAATATCTCTGGAATCATGCTGACATGAGGAACGAGAGTCACATCAAACTTCTCAAACTTTTAGGCTTTAAATTCCTTAGATATTATGTTATTAACGGTGTCCCTCTTATTGAATTTATGAAATTATGTGTGAACCGATAAGCATTAGCATTGGACTAGCAGCTGCCTCCTTTGCTGGATCAGCTGCTCAATCCATTGGTCAACATCAACAACAACAAGCAGCAGTAGCTAGGTCTAATGCTATTGCTCGTCAACAGTATCAACAACAAATGCAGATTGCTGCTGCACAAGATCAAGAAAAGGGTCGTGTGTATCAGGCAGAACTTAAAGCAACCACTGCGGCTAAGAATGCGTACTATCGTGAGCTAGAGGCTAATCAAGAGGAAGCTAACCGAGCTTCTATAGCTGTTCAGCAGAAGATGGATGAGCGTAGGACTGCTGCTAAGTTTAACATGCAAGGACAGCTTGCACGGTCTATCCAAGCACAAGGTCAGCTACTGGCTACAGGTAAAACTGGTCAGTCATTCTTGCTTAACGCTATGCAAGCTGAACGTGATTTGGGCTTTGAAATGGCTCAGATTGAGCAGTCCCTGTATGATGCACGGCGTGCTTCTGGTATTGAAGCAGAAGGTATTCTACTGGATCAACAGTCTGCTAATGTTGCTGCATGGAATAACCTGCCTGTTGATCCACTCACGCCAATGGCTTCGTTTGCACCTATCAAACCTATTGATGCCAAAGGTCCATCTGGTCTTGCATTAGCTGGTAGTCTTCTAGGAGATGCAGCTAGTGCTGCTGGCACGGGCATTAGCACTTACAGTACACTTGAAGGTCTTAAAAAACCCTAATTCTAAATAACCATGCCATATCAAGGTAGCGCACAGTCCATTGGATTCCGTAACCGTAACGTCATTGATCCCTCTAAGCGTATGCGTGCAGAGGCTGCTCAAATTAAAGAGCAGGGACGGGAACGAATCCAAGGAATGAAGGAGCAAGCTTCTCAGCGAACCCGAGAAATACAACGTGTTAGCGACATTCAAGAGTCTAACGCACGATACGAGCTAAAAGCTCTTTCCAAATTTAGTAATTCTATTAATGACCTTCTTCAGAATGAAGTCCTTGATCTTGAAAAAGAAAGGATTAAAGGAGAGATTGAAGAAGGCAAACGTCTGTACGCAGAACAAGGTCCTGAATATCAGCAACAACTTCAAGAAGTTAATGAAGCTGGTAATCGGAGCCAAGAACTTGACACTCAACTTAACGATCTAGCTGATAAAGCTCCTACTACAGAGGCAGCTGATCGAGTCAGGAACCTGTCAAGGTGGAGGCAGCATGGATGGAATCTTGCTGCTATGAGGCAATCAGGTGAAAAGTTTGGTAATCATTTACTTGCTGAACTGGACACTAACACTACTATTATTGTTGATCCAGAAACTGGACAGAAGTTTCAGCTCAACGCTTATGATGGTGATAGTCAGTACGAAGCCGCTATTAGCTATATCCAGAGTGAGTTCATCAAGAACAATAACCCTGCTGGATTAAGTGCTAAGGTAGTTAATACTGTTTTACTGCCTGAAATTTTTAAAGCAACGTCTATCCATCAACGAGATTATTATGATGGACAGCGGATTGAAAAAGCTACTGAACTTCTTGATGATGCTCAGCGTGACTTACATGAGTCTTTGAACGGTACTGCAGGTTTTCCTACTGCTAGCGTTTCTATCCCTGCATTTCTTAAGAAAGCTGCAAGTGCTTACAGAAAGTTAGGTGTTCAAGGATCTCCTAAACTTGCAGCACGTAAGGATTTGCTAGATCAAATTAACCTTAGACTTAAAGAAAAGCCTAATGATGTAGAGGTTATTATTTTATCTATTGAAGATGCTAAAATTATCGGTCATCCAGCAGGAGCCAAAAGTCTTTTTGGATTGTACCCTGATGAGTTTAAGGCGTCTGACATGAGGGCTATTGCTCTTGAGGGTCGTGCTGAGGCTTATGATGATCGTCAGAAGTCTACAAGAATGGAAGCTGAGTTAGATGCTGAACAATTACGTAAATCCATTAATAATGGGCTTAGTGATGTTCAGTTACGACAAGCCTTACAAACGTATCAGAAAAAACACGGAGCTGTTCATCCTGATCTAGTTCAAAACTTACGTACTTATGAGCCCAGCTTCCTTGGTGTAGAGCAGTCTGAAGCTAAGGTCAGTCAACTGCTTGATACTTATGGTGACATCACTGAAGAAGAGGCAGCGAACCTGGATACAAGTGTCTACCAAAAATACAAGCAACAAAATAAAATTGTTGAAAAACGTTTTGGTGATGGACAGAAAGATGCCATTAGAGATGCTGAAAAAAAGATTGACGGTGAGATCCGTAAAGCTGTCCAAGCTACAGACACTAACGCTACTCTAGGTTATGATGCACAGCAGGCTGCTACTAGAGCAAAGCAGCAGATGTTTAAAAGGGCTAAGCAGTTGTACGATGAAGCTAACGGCACCCTTTCCCAAGAAGAAGCTTTCATACAAGCTTCGTCTGAGATAGCTGCTAAAATCAAACTTGAAGCACAAGGTATTGATGCTAGCACAGGTAAGCCTGTTTCAGATCCTACTTCTCTTACGTATTACTCAGCGTCTGGCGAAGGCTTCCCTAATTTTTATGTCAAGCCTGCAAGTGAAACTGAGCAGATGGTTGCTAATAAAGTTGTCATTGACAATTACAAAATTAAAGCTTTTCAATATGAAAATCCCGCAATTCAGGCTAATCTTAATCTCAACCCTTCTCGGCTTGAGCTTACTGCCGACGGCAAGCCGCAGCACATCTTTTTTTCTCTAGCGAAGTTGGATGGTAAGCACACGGCTTTTGAAATCTTGAATGCACAACGTGCAAAGCAAGGTAAACAGCCGATCCCTCTTCCCGAAAATGCTGCTACTGTAGATAACATTCTCAAGCAATACCCTGACCTTAGACCTTTGTTTATTGCAGATCAAAGTCCTAATAGAGTTAGCCGTGGTATTGAACAGATTGGAGGCATCAGCGTTCCTATGCTAATGAGGTCGCTTGGTTACCAAGAGTCTGGTGGTAACTACAAAGCATATAATTCTGATTCGTATGGTCCTAGTAATCCTGCCCTAGGTAAATACCAGATTCTTTGGAAGAACGTATTAGCATGGTCTAAACAAGCTGGTATGCCACATCCTGGTACTATGGATGATTTCAGGAATAACCCTAATTACCAAGAAAAACTTGCTAATTGGAAGTTTTCTGATTATGTCAAACAAGCTAGTACCAAAACTAATGACCCTGATATTGCTATTCGCATGGCTGCCTCAGCCTGGTATAGCGGGGACATGCGTCTTTACAACGACACTGAAATTCAATGGGCTAACGGCAGGGCGTATCCAAGCATCCAAGAATACACTATGAAGGTTTTGCAACGCTATAAGGAGGGTCTGTGATGGAAAACGAGAACAACATTCCAGGACTTCTTACAGAAGAAGCTAATCAATGGTATGACAATAGCATTCGTGAGGCTGAAAGGATTCCTGATCGACCCCCAGAAGAAGAACAACCGTCAGAGGCTGCTACAAAGCCCTCAGAGCCCGAACAAGAAGGCTTGGGACTGGTAGCATCAGAAACAGGTGCAGCCCTTGCTGGAGGCGCTGCACAGGCGGTAGAGAGCGTTGGTGGATTTGCTGAGCTTGTAGGGGATACATTTAAAACAGGATTCAATACTTTATTTGGACGTCCTGTTGATGAATCTCAAAACCCTTTTAGCACAGCCTATGAAGCCAACGACGCTGGTTGGCTGGATATTCCAGATGAAATGGTGCCTGAAAACAAAACTGGTCTGGGTAAACTTGCCCGTGGCTTGGTTGAGTTCGGCATTCTTACTGCTGCTACTGGTGGTATTGGCGGGGCTACTGTTGGTGGTCTCGGTCTTGGCGCACGTGGTCTTGCTTTTGCTAGTGCTATTGGTATTGGTTCTAAAGGTGTGAGAACCATTAAGTTCGTACAAACAGGTGCTAGGATCGCTAGTGAAGGTGCTATTGCTGATCTAGTATCTAGCAGCTCTGAAAGTGAGAACTTAGCTAACCTTGCCCAAGAACACACTCCTTGGATGGCTCCTTGGCTGATAAACGCTCTTGCTGTGGCTCCTGAAGACAACCCTTGGCTAGCTAGAATCAAAACCGTTGGTTCTGGAGCAGGTTTTAACATAGCTGCTGCTGGTATTAGTGCTTTTGTTAAAGCCAACTGGGCTGCTCATCGAGCACGTAAAAATGGTAAGTCTGTGGATGAAGCCAATGAGATTGGCAACAAGACCATGCGAGAGGAGCTTGCCAAAGAAAGCGAAGCTGAGAATGCTTCTGTCAAAGAAATGGCAGATAAAAACTATAAAGAGGGTAGAGGTGTTCGAGGCACTGATCCTGAAGAAAACTTCGGCAGGCGCTTAGATCCCTATGTTAATGCATCTAAATATGACATGGCTGAAAACCCTGTCATTCCTGCAGGTACTGCTAGACAAGCCGCTGCTGAGGGCATTAACGATATGAAAGCTGGTGGTCCAGGTCATACCTACACACAGATGGTGACTGACTCTCAGCTTGATACCATTGCTCGTGGCAATAAAACTTTACGTGAGTTAGTCATCAAAACTGCTAATGAACTTGCAGAAGAAGCTTTCAAAAAAGGCGGTAATCTAGAAGATATTGGTGCGCTTGATTACAAAGATCTTGTCAACCTTTATATCCGCCAAGCAGTTGACATGACCTCCATGATTGATGAAGGTGGTGATATTGCTGCTAACTTTGCTAAGTATTTCAGGGAAAACAAGAAAGACGCTCGTGTTTACCGTAATGATGGCGTAGAGATTGTTACAGCATCTC